CTGCTTTAAAACTATCTTTTATTTCATCATCTGGTGGTTTTTTCATTTTTCTAATTAATAATAAAATCAAAAAAAATAAATTCAATTTTTTTATTGAAAACAAATTTTAAACTGAATAAAAGTTTAATTAAATAAATATTAAAATTATTCAAGTGCTATATTAAGTTAAAAATTGAGTGTCCCATTTTAAAATAAACGGCTGTAAATAAATATTAAAATTATTCAAGTGCTATATTAAGTTAAAAATTAAGTGTCCCATTTTAAAATAAACGGCTGTAAAAATTAAAGATAAATTTTTTATACTACATACAAAGTATAAAAAATATATATATATTTTATTCGGAAATTTCAAGAACTGAAAATACTATATTGTCGAAAGTACCGTCTAAATTTATACTCCAATCAGAATAATCATATAAAGTTTTCACGTTCCAAAAATTTCGTGTAATATTAGAATTGGATATATTTTTATAATCTTCTACATATGATCCATATATATCACGCGCCAAAGTATATGCTTTTTTCTTCGCTATATTCAAATCATCTGATTTGAAAACAATATCTAATGGCTGTAATACAGATTTATTTTCGTATTTCACAACAACGTACATATAATTAATACTATATTATACTTTTTATAATTTTTATAAATCAATTTTTTATTAATCATCATGTAAACTTTTTAACTTACGAGCACTTGGATCTCCATTATTTTCTTCACCACACCATAATGGTAACCAATATTTTACTTTTAATGTTGATTCAGGATAGTGTTTTTTAAATATTTTATAATACCAATATGATTCTTTTGTTTTAAAATTTTTATTTTGTTCAAATTCTTCATCTGATATTATATCTTCTACATATTCTTGAATATATTCAAACCAAGATTTTTGTCTGTTAGATACAGCATCACTAAATGCTTCTTTTTGTCTAAATAAAACATCGTTAGGGATTATATTCATATCCTCAAATGATTTTCTTAATAAATATTTTTCACTTCTTTCATTCTTTATAGGATTTCTTAAAGATGGATCGATAGATAAATATAAATCAACAAAATGATGAGATAAAAATGGAACTCTTGATTCTAAACCAAATGCAGATATACCTCTATCCACTCTTAGTACATCATAATTATGTATTTCATTTAATAATCTAATATTTTCTTCATGTGATTCTTTTTCAGATGGAGCATTAAAGAAATATAAATATCCTGATGTAAGTTCATCTGAACCATCACCATTTAAAATCACTTTAATGTCAGTATTTTCGGATATCCATTTAGAAATCAGATATTGTCCTGTTGATGCTCTAATTGTTGTAATATCAAAAGTTTCAATTTGTTTAATTATATTTTCTAATGCTTCAATCCAATAATCTACTGGTAAAATAATTTCATGATGTATGCTATTAATAAATTTTGAAACTTTTCTAGCAAATAATATATCTGGACTATCATAATCCATACCTATTGTAAATGTATTTAATCTTTGTCCTTTTTCTTCTAAAAGTTTAGAAGCAATACCACATATTAATGATGAATCTAAACCCCCTGACAATAAAGCACCAATAGGTCTTTCAGATTGTAATCTATCTTTAACACTTTTAAAAAGAGTTTCTGAAATTTGTTGGTATAAAGATTTAATATCTATTATATTTTTTCCAATTTCATAATAAGGTAAAGATGTAATATAAAATTTATTTTTTGATTCTATAAATAAATTAATATTTCGAGGTTCAACTTGTTGTCCTTTACCTTCGAATGGTAAACCTTTTAATTCAGAACTAAAATAAATTCCATCATTATCTGTATGATAAAATAGAGGTCTGATACCAAATCTATCTCTACAAAAATAAGTTTTCATATAATTTTGTCTTTTATTTAATTCTATTAAAACAAAAGCAAATTCACCGTCTAATTCTTTACATGTTCTAAATATACCAAAAGATAAAAACATATCAAGAATAACATGACAATCCGATTTAGTTTCAAAATTATATTTATTAATAATATCGAGATAATTATATATTTCTCCATTACAAACTAAATAAACAATTCTATTATCATCTTCAAATTTGAAAGGCTGACTTCCGTTATCTAAATCTATTATAGCAAGACGATGAAAAACAAAAGACAATGTATAGTCTTTATATTCGGTTTCAATCATATTTGTAGAATCAGGACCACGATGTAATACTTTCATCATATTTGATGTCTTTATAATATCGTTGTTTTTTGTTATATAAACAGTAATACCGCACATTTTATTTTAATAAATAACGCTTTAAACTTTAATTTTCTAACTTATTCAATTGAGTTAGAAAATTAAAATTGTATTAAAAAATAATAAAAAAATAAATTTTGTTAAAATAAAATGAAATTAACAAAAATAAATAAAAAAATTTTAGACGGAGGTGGTGTTATTTCATCTGCATTTGGTTCAAGTTTTACGATGAACCAAAACGACGATATAATACCAAAAGATATAAGACCATATATAACATCATTAACGATAACACAAAATGTTACGAGTATTGGAGCTGGTGCTTTTGATAGTTGCACTTCTTTAACTTCTGTAAATATACCAAGTAGTGTTACGGAGATTGGAAATAGTGCTTTTCATGGTTGCACTGCTTTAACTTCTGTGGAAATACCAGATAGTGTTACGTATATTGGATATAATGCTTTTAAAAATTGTCCACTACTAGAAAAAAAAGTAAAAAATAAAATTAATGAAATAATACAAAAATTTATTATAGATGATAAATATAATTTAATTAAATTTAATGATAAGTCTGTAACTTCTGTAAATATACCAAGTAGTGTTACGAGTATTGGAAATGATGCTTTTAAATATTGCACTAAATTAACTTCTGTAACAATACCAAGTAGTGTTACGAAGATTGGAAATAGTGCTTTTGATGGTTGCACTTCTTTAACTTCTGTAAATATACCAAGTAGTGTTACGGAGATTGGAAATAGTGCTTTTCATGGTTGCACTGCTTTAACTTCTGTGGAAATACCAGATAGTGTTACGTATATTGGATATAATACTTTTTATGGTTGCACTTCTTTAACTTCTGTAATAATACCAAGTAGTGTTACGAGAATTGGAAACTCTGCTTTTTATGATTGCACTTCTTTAACTTCTGTGGAAATACCAAGTAGTGTTAAAATTATTGGAGAAAGTGTTTTTGCATCTTGTAGTTCTTTAAAATCGGTTGTAATACCAAGTAGTGTTACGATTATTGTAGATAGTGCTTTTAGAGGTTGCACTGCTTTAACTTCTGTGGAAATACCAAGTAGTGTTACAGAAATTAGAGAGGGTGCTTTTCAAGTTTGCACTTCTTTAACTTCTGTGAAAATACCAAGTAGTGTTACGAATATTGGAAATAGTGCTTTTGATGGTTGCAGATCTTTAACTTCTGTAGAAATACCAAGTAGTGTTACGAGTATTGAAAGATATGCTTTTGGAGGTTGCAGTGGTTTAACTTCTGTGGTAATACCAAGTAGTGTTACAGAGATTGGAGTAGGTGTTTTTCAAGGTTGTAGTGCTTTAACTTCTGTGAAAATACCAAGTAGTGTTACGAGTATTGAAAAATATGCTTTTTATGATTGCACTTCTTTAACTTCTGTGGAAATACCAGATAGTGTTACGAATATTGGAGTAAGTGCTTTTGATGGTTGCACTAAATTAACTTCTGTAACAATACCAAGTAGTGTTACGAATATTGGAGATCATGCTTTTAAAAATTGTCCTATAGAATTAATATTTATAGATAATTGTGAGTTTAAAATAATTAAAATATTTAAATTTGAAATAGACATTCGTTTAATTTTATATCGTGAATCTTTTTTTAATGAACAAGTTGAAAAGAAAAAAAAAGAAATGAAAGAAGAAATGACAGAAAAAATGAAAGAAAAAATGAAAGAAGAAATGAAAAAAAAAATTAAAAATCATTCAATATTTAATATTTTTAAAAATACGGGATTTAAATTTATCTCTGATGAAACTTTAAAGTTACAAGATATTTCTTATTTAACATTATCTAAAAATTTAGCGGAAGATTCCTATGATTTAACGAATTTTAAAAAACATGATGCAATTATGAATTTAATATCATTTGCAGATATAGAGTTAAAAGAAAAAACGACGACCGATGGAAATAGAAAAAAAAGAAAATCCAAAACAATAAAGAAAAATAAAAGTAAGAGAAAATCCAAAACAATAAAGAAAAATAAAAGTAAGAGAAAATCCAAAACAATAAAGAAAAATAAAAGTAAGAGAAAATCCAAATCGAAAAAGATGAATAAAAATAAAATCCAAATCAATAAGGAAAAACAAGAACAATATTTCAAATAGACGATGATGTGTTACAAGTAAAATATGTTGTAATCGTAACACTAACATGTAGGATGAACTTTTTTTACTTGAAACTGAAAACAAATTTTAAACTTTTATTCAGTTTAAAATTTAAATAAATATTAAAATTATTCAAGTAGTTAAAAATTGAGTGTCCCATACGACTGTAAATATAAAAACAATGAAAATTAATCTTTATAAAGCCATTTGTAAAAAACCATTTCAAGGTCATATGTATCGAATGAATATACATTATTTTCTTGCAAATAATTCGTATATACATCTATAAGATTATATGCTTTATCTTTAAGAGATTTATCAGTTTTATTTAACTTCCAACAGACAGAACAATTTCCGTTAATATTATTTTCTTTAATATCTTGTTCTTTCTTTCCATTAGATTTAACAAAATATGAATGTTTACATTTCTTATGAAATGCTCGTGTTTCACTCAATTTTAATTCTTTAAATAATTCTATTCTCATGTTTTGTAATTCTTTTTGACTGTAAGGTCTTGCAGGTTCAATATAAACAGAATTTAGTATTGATGATGCCATTTATTTAATATATTTAAATGTTTAAATACATAATCATAAACACCATCTAATATTTTCTTACTTCTTCTTACTTCTTCTTCTCTTACTTCTTCTTCTCTTACTTCTATCATTCTTGAAATACGTACAAACTTTTTTTTTTAACTTTAATCCGCTTTTTTTCATGGATTTTGATAAACAATATTTTATTGATGTCGGCATTTTTTATTTAAAGAAATTTTTTTTATATTTTATTTGAAAAAGTTATAATAGTTTCATATGTTTCAATCGCTGCAATAACTGTTCCTTTTTGTTGATATGTATTCGCGTCTTTCTTTTCTGTATGAAGAAGCGTTATTATTATTGGTAAATTAACACAATTATATGTACTTGCTGATTTTGAAACATCAATTCTATTTATAATTGCAGTCAATGGACCTTCTGCAACTGCTGTGTATCCATGTACATCGACATTTAATTTTTCAGATAAAGATCGAGTTTGCAAAGCAACCCATTTTATTGTTCTTAGTTCTTCTACTGTTCCTATGTTATTACCGTCAATATTTGTTACAACGATTAAATATCTTGATTCTTTATTTAAGAGACAATAAATTTTACAAGCATATAAACTTGATTTACCTTGATTTTTAAATTTTCTCATAGTTGGATTATTAAAATAATTTGTAAAAAGATCGTATATATAATCTTTTTCAGGTTCATAACCTCCATCTAACATTTCTCCGTATTGTGACATTTTTTTTATATATCGTAATGTTTAAATAAAATATTTTATGGTGAATATAATGTATTATCAAAAAGACTAAGATCATTTTTTACTAAATTATATAAATTTTTAAATTCCTTCGTTTCGTCTGGTGAACCAAACGCTCCTCTTATATGATATATTTTAAACTTATTATTAATGTAGTCTTGTTTTCTTAAATATTTATTTAAATTTTCTTCATTTAAGCTACCTGATGGTTTTTCTTTATCTGTTTCTAACTTATTTTTTATTGTTTCTATAATATCTTTTAAAACTTTTTTATATTCTTCCATTTTTGTATTGGTTTCTTGTGTTGTTGTAAATAAAAAACTAAACAATCCTGAATCATATTTTTTACTTTTAATATTTCTACTTCTTCTTTTACTTTTAATATTTCTACTTCTTCTTTTACTTTTAATATTTCTACTTCTTCTTTTACTTTTAATATTTCTACTTCTTCTTTTAATTTTAATATTTCTACTTCTTCTTTTAATTTTACTTCTTCTTTTAATATTTTTACTAATTCTTTTACTTTTTTGTTTCATTTATTAATATATAATATTTTTTTTATTTATCATATAATTTATACGCATCGTCATAACCCATAACAGGTTTATTTTGTCTGATATTAACATAATTATGAAAATCAACAAAAAATTTAAATAAATTATCACGACTAGAACATATATAATCAAAATATTCTTTGTTTTTTTCAATATATGCAGTAGCGTGTTCTTTACATGTTTCACATGGTAACATTATAGGAATACCAATAATAAAATTTTTCATTCTTTCAATACATAAAGGATTTGCAAGAGAAGGATAATTTAATGCTCCGTTATGTAAAGTAAACCAAAAAGGAGGTCCCCACACACTAGGATTTCTGTTATCATAATTTTCAATAATTTTGTTATTATAGTTTTCTTTATATTGAAAAGAAGGGATATTAATAATTGGTTCATCATATGGAGGAGGTGTTACATATGTTGCTTTTAAAGTTTTATAAGGCGATGATCTAGAATCCATTTTATTTTAAATAAATATAAATTTTAAAATTAGATTTATAAAAATATTTAATTTTTATAAATGACAAGTTTACAAAAAATTTTTGAAAGTTGTATGCTAAAATTTGGAATATTTCCAAATTTAGATGAAACATATTGTTACACGCCAAAACGAACTAAATTAAAAAATAAGTATATTGGTTCAGTTTATAGTTTATCTCAAATCAACGAAATTGTTGAATGTATTTCAGAAGAAGGAAGTGCTAATATAACTTATGGTATCGAAAGTAAAGATTATAAAATAAAAATAACCAATATATTAATTTCTTTATTTATTCATTATGGATTTGATCCTTTAATCGATAATAATGAAAATATTAGTATAGTTATAACTGAAAAAGATATTTACAATGAAGATGATGAAGATTATGTGTATGATGAAGACGAAGAAGATGAAGATGATGAAGATGAAGACAATAGTTATGATTCTTATTCAGAATATGATTATGACAATGATGAATATGAAGACAATTATAAAAATAAAAAATATGAAGATAGAGAAAAAGATAATAGTGAAATAGGAGAAAAAGAAGATAGAGAAAAAGATAATAGTGAAATAGGAGAAAAAGAAGATGAAGAACATGAAAAAAAAGATGACAAGGAATATAGAGATGAAGAAGAAACAGAAGATGATGAAAAAGAAGAAGATAAACATAATGAAAACGGAAACAAAGATGATAGTGAAGATTCTGAAAAAGAAGACAAAGATGGAGACTATAGTGAAGATTATAAAAAAGAAAACAATGAAGACGAAGACAATGAAGACGAAGACAATGAAGATTATGAAAAAGAAAAGAAAGACAAAGATGATGAACATTCTGAAAAAGAGGAAAAGATAGAAAAAGACGATAGTGAAGATTATGAAAAAGAAGGCAAGGAAGACAAAGATAATAGTGAACATTCTGAAAAAGAGGAAAATGTAGAAAAAGAATACAAAGATGATAGTGAACATTATGAAAAAGAGGAAAAGGTAGAAGAAAAGAAAAAATTAAAAGAAAATAAAAGGAAAGAAAAAGAAGAAAAGAAAAAATTAAAAGAAAATAAAAAGAAAGAAGTTGAGAAGAAAAAAGTTGAGAAAAAGGAAAATAATAAAAAGAAAGACGAAATCAAAGAAGAAGATTTAAAAAAATTATCTAAACCGGAATTATTAAACAAAGCATTAAACATGAATTTAGATACTTATAACGGTCAAAGTATAAAAAGGTATAATAAACCTGATATAATAAAATGCATACTTGAAAATAAAAAAAATTGATTTTATTTTTTTATTCTATTTTAAAATTATACAGATGAATAAATTATTATCTAGTATAGAAAGTAGTATAAATAATACTGTTAATGAATATAATAAATTATTATCCGATAAATTTGATATTGACATAGAAGAACTTAAAAATATATGGACTACTACATTTAACGGAGTTGTAAAACAGTCAAAAAAAAGTTCTTCAAAGAATGTTTCTGAAAAATCATCTATAAATGGAGATGAAGAAATAAAATGTGTTTACAAGTTTATCAAAGGTAAACAACAAGGAGAAAGTTGTAATAAATTAACAAAAAATGGTACTCAATTTTGCGGTAAACATTCAAAATTTGAAGCAGAAGGACAAAAAGAGAAACATAAACTTCCAACAGTAGAATCTAAATCACCAGATAGAATTATAAAACTAAACAAAGAATTAAATAAATGGTGGCATAAAGAATCCAAATTTGTTTTTAAATCAAGTAAAGATAAACTTGTAATAGGAACTTATAAGAACAATGAATATAAACCTTTAACAATCGATGATATTAGTGAATGTGAAAAATATGGTTTTAAATACGAATTAGAGGAAATGAAAGAAGAGGAAGAAAAAATCCCTATTAAAGCAGTTGAAAAAAAGAAAGAAATTCCTATTAAAGCAGTTGAAAAAAAAAGTTTAGTCGAAGAAATAAATACAACTAATACGTATGCAAAAAACATTGAGGATATAATTACTGATATGATGAAAGACAGTGATGATAGCGGAGAAGAAGAATTAGAAGAAGAATTAGAAGAAGAACTGGATGAAGAATAAAAATATTTTCATCCGTTTATTTACAACCGTATGAGATATTTAATTTTTAACTTAATAATAACACTTGAATAATTTTATATTTCTTTAAATTTTAAACTGAATAAAAGTTTAAAATTTGTTTTCAATTTCAAGTAAAAAAATCCATAGCAGATAAATGTTTTATCTGATGAATTATATGATAATTATATTCTGTATGTTGTACCAACACAATTTATGATTTATATTAGTTTAAAACAATATAAACTAATATAAAATGAAAACGTTATGTATTTATATCGGTTATACATCATTTCTAACTGATTTTTATGGAACAGAAATAGCAATTGTAAAACTTTCAACTGAACTATGTAAACAATATAAAATATATATTGTAACATTAAGAGATGATCAAACAATTCTATACAATGAATTTACTTATATAAATTACCAAAATTTATTTGATGTAAAGATAGATATATTAATAATATCAAGATATATAAATTATTTTACCTACTGCTGTTTAAACCCAAAAAAAACGTTTCTATGGATTCATGATGTTAATATTCTTGGATATTTTGAAAACTACTCATTTGATAACAACGGAAGAGAATTATTATATAATGTATTGGATAAGGTAGATAAAATTATATTACTGAGCGATTGGCATAAAATTTATTTTCAACACTGTTATAATAAAGTACCAAATAATAAAATAAAAATAATAGGAAATGGTATAAGTACACATAATTTTAAACAGCTTGATTTATCAAGTAAAATAAAAAATAGATTTATATGGATATCATGTCTTAATAGAGGTATAGAACGTATGGTATCAATATTTAATTTAATACATAATGAATTTCCAGACGCAGAATTGCATGTTTTTAGAGATACTGCAACAAAAGAAGAATATGTTGAAAGTATAAGAGATATTCCATATATTTATTTTCATGGTAAAGTTAATAATGATAAAATAATTGAAGAATTAAAAAAGAGTGAATATTGGTTTTATCCTACAACATTTCATGAAACATATTGTATAAGTGCATTAGAATCACAAATGGCTGGTTGTGTAACAATAGCAACAAATGTCGGTTCTTTAAATACAACGGTAGGAGATCACGGTATATTATTATCTAATGATTTAAACAATGATGAAATGGCGTCAGAAGTAATAAAAATAATGAAGAATGATAAACTAAAAGAAGAAACAATCAAAAAAGGATACGAATGGGCTTTAAAACAAGATTGGTCAATTATAAAAGACGAATGGTTAAAATTATTTAATCACAAAAAATATTTATTATTCTAAATAAATCTAAAAATATATGATATTAGAAAAAAATGACAATTTCGGACGATGATATAATTAATAATTTAAATTCATTACAAAATAAAGTAAATGGTATAATAACAAAAACAACTGAAAGTATGAAACCTGAATTAGTAGAAGTAGAAAATGTAAATGATGCTAGTGTAAATAAAAGTATTTTATCTTTACCTACATCAGTTAATATGAATACTGTAATATTTATAACAATACCACTAGTTACACTTTTAATATTATATTTCACACAACCATTTTTTATAATGGAAGAAGTAAAAGTTGAAAATACATTTTTTACTAAAAAAGAAATGTCTGTTTTATTATTATTAGCATATACACTTGGACTATCAATAATATTTTATTTAATTGTATTTATATGTATTTACGATTTAACAAATATATAAAAAATTAATTTTACAAGATGATGCTATAGTGATTACTAAAACCTTTGTAATTTCATCAAATTTAGGAGTATTACAAAAAACTGTTGATGTAACGACTAGTGTATACAAAGAAATTTAACCTTTTTTCCATTATATATTCTTTTACTGAACAAATTGTGAAATAATGTATTTACGATTTAACAAATATATAAAAAATTGATTTTATAATTTTACAATTATAAAAATTTATAAGATGATATCACAATTAAGAATGAATAGATATTCTGAATTATATTATGAATCTGACGATGAAGAATATGAAAAAAGATTGTTAAAAGAGGAAGAAGAGAAGTATAAATTAAAACAAGAGAAATATAAATTAAAGGAAGAAAAGCGAAAGATTAAAGATGATGAAAATATAAAACAATATGAAATGTTTTATGCTAATAGTATAAAAAGAACAAAAGTTTATGATAAAATTAAGTTAGGTTTCAGTACTTTTATTTATATGAGTGAGATTAAAGAAGACTACTACAATATAGCCAGATATTTAAATTTAGATAGTTTTTTACAACAAACTGTTGATGTTGGCGAATTATATGGTTTATTTGGAAAAGATGAATATTTAGATATGGTAAAACACATGGAATTGTTTAAGAATAAACATTATTTTCCATTAGAATGTTTTGAATATATTAGAGATATACAACAGAATCAAATATCAGGATGTGTTATGAATAATCTTGGAACAACAAAAAGAATGGTATATGAAATATATGTAATTTTACTTCTTGATACAGCGTGTGTACGTAAGGCATTTGATTACTATCCACACGGAAGATATTTAATGGATGTATTTAAAGAAAGTTTAGAAGATAAAATAAAAAATCCATACAAAAATATAACAGATTTTGAACATAAATATTATAATAAATATTTTGAATTAGGAAAAAGATATTTTGCTAAAAGAAATAATTTCAAAGTATTGTTTAGAAACTATATTAGATTCATTGGAAAATTAATGATTTTATATAAAAGATGATAAATACAATTACAATTATTTTTATAACAATATGTTATAAAAATAAATTTATACAACTGGGTAAGAAGCCATTAATGTTAAACCACACATACCTGACTTGTTTTCAATATCTTTTTCTAATCTTATATACCCATTTTCACCCCATGAAGAACCCCACGAATTTTTAACTTTCCAAAACTTTTTACCAGTATTTGAATCAACTCCAAATCCTACTAGTGTTACACCATGATCTAAGTTCGTTCCACATTCAGAAGAGGTTAAAACACCAGATGAATAAAATTGAAAAACTGATTGGTCTGCTTCGATAGCAATAGATACTGGTTGATTATATACAGCCTGTGCTAATGCAGATTCGTCATTAGGTGTAATATCCACGAATGATTTAATTTTAAAAACAGAAGTACACTTTTTACATGAACCATCAACTGCTTTATATGAATAACTTTTTTCAGTGCAAATACCTTTATCAATTACATATTTGAACGCATCAACCATTAGGCCCCCTTGACATGCTTGATTTCCGTATGAAGACGAACAATCAACTAATTCTTGTTCAGAAAATGAAACAAGTTTTCCAGATGAAAGAAAATATGATCCTTCTAATGAACCAACTGTGGAAAAAGCCCAACATGAACCACATTGTGCTTGGTCTTTTACAGGTGTAACGGCTCCTTTTTCAACCCAATCCCAAGATTCAGGTAAATCATTAGAAATAGTTTCAAAATAGTCGTTAACCATAAAAGCTTGTTTATCTAAATCAGGCATGTTAAATCCATTTATATATGTACTTGCAAATTCATCACGTGTTAAATCAGCAAAACTATTAATATCCATTTTCCAATCATTATTATTAGTATTATGGTCGTTAATGATATCTAAATTTTCTAAAAAAATTGCGTATCTATATTCATGAGTATGAATATTGTCATATGTTTTGTTATATTTGTTCTTAAAATTAAGAAACATGTTGTAAGAGTCGTCATTTTCATTTCTAACGTAAAAAGAAGAAACGAAAGCAAACGATAAGAAGGTTAATAAGAATTTCATTTTAAATACTAAAAACAAATCTTTAAACTAAAAAATAATTTTTCATCATTTTTATTAACCAGAATAAAATCATTATAAGAAAAGTTTTAATTGCTAATAATAAATTAGAAGATATATTTAAATTGTGAATATCAAAACAAGGTAATGATAATAATAGATATAGAACACCAATTAATATAGGATCTGAAAAACTATTTAAAGAAAAAATTTTATTTTCTTTAACTTTGTTTTTTTGAACAGGCTTGAATAATAAATCGATAATTTTCATATCGTTTGCAGATACAATATTTTCATCAGTTGGTAAATCATCAATAATATCGTAATTTTTTATATGTGTTACGTTCATTTTTACAAAACAGAATGACTTTTTTAAACTATTTTAAGAAAGTATATAAATTATAAAATAATGCCATTATCAATAAAAAAACTTGAAGACTTACTTGCATCAAAAGGATTTATCTCCAAAACATATTACACGTTAGATGATTATTGTATCTATATTGAAGTGTTTTCAGTACATAACGCCGATTCATTTATGTTATATATTTCAAGTAGATATGAATTAATTGTAAAAGATAGACAGAACATATACAAAATGCAATATATGGAAATGAATAATGAAGAAGATATTGCTGGTAATTATGCAGCAGAACCGGATAAAGTTGAAGTAGAAGATTTTTATAAAGAATTAAATGTTGATTTATCCCATGAAAAAGTTGATGATTTAGAAAAGAAATTAAAAGAAGATTATGATCGTGAATTAACATTGAAAGATTTAAGTAAAGATGATAGAGATAATTTGAAGGATATATTTAAACAATTGAGTCGTTTTATGTTTTGTGTTAAGAATATAAAATACAAATTATCAATATTTTATAAAAATTATTTATGTTCTATAACAAAAGATGATGAATTAGATTGCTTTATTATTAAAAATTATGAACACAAAAATGTAAGAAAATTATATATTTATCTTGATTTGAAAACATTATATACAAAAATTGAAGAAGATATATCAGGTGATATGAAAACAATTAAAGATGGTGTTTATCGTTTATTAAATCAAAATCAAATGAAACATTCAAAAGTTTTAAATGAAATGTTAGAAGAACGTGTTGCTATTTTGCAATATTCAGATACAATTCAAAAGAAAAAAGAATCATATGTAGATTCTATAATTAAATTTGAAGAATTATTAAAATCTTTATTTGAGAACGAAAAAGAAATATACGAAAAAATAAGTCAAATAAGAAAAAAAAGATCAGATTATGGTGCAAAAGGATTACACGAAGATATAGAAAGATCACATATTGTTTCTCAATATGAAGAAGATTTAAATAAAATAAATAAAATAAAGAAAGAAATATTGGATGTATTATTACCAACTCGGGAAAAATATGATAATGTTACATTAGTAATGGATAAAATATTATTTAATAATTCAGTTATGATACATGAAATAAGTAAAAATTTTGAAAAACTTTCTAATATTGTTTGAAAAAATTATACACACTATGTCGATTTAAAGTTTTTATTTTAATAATAAAATAGAAACAAAATGATAACTAATACCTTCGAAAATACTCAGTTATCAATTAATAATAATCATTCTTTTAAATTAATTTATATATATCAAATAACATGTAAAGATTTACAGTCGAATTTTCAAAAATGGGACACCTGTAATTAAACTGGATATTAAGTCTAATTCTTGTTTTTGTGTTATTTACCTTTAAGGTAACTAAACAGTCAATTCTTTTGTAATACCGACTTTCACGGTTTCCCTAGACTTCTCTTTAGGTTGTATTTTTTCTCTGCAATACGCTTTAGGTCTCGGTTTTCCATCTAATGCGTATTTAAATATTTTAAAG